AGCAGTGATTGATCTCGGTGACGTCTACCGGATCAGAGTCCCCGTGAGGGACCCTGCGGGGGCTCTGGTCTCGCCTGCATCGGCGACGTTGACGATTACGCTCCCTGACGGGACGACCGCGGCACCGAGTGTGCCGCTGCCGCCTGTCGATGAGGGGATCGTGATCGTCGACTACCCGACGGTGCAGGCGGGGCGTCACCAATTCGTGCTGTCCACAACCGTTCCCCAGACGGCGTACCGGGACGTGTTCGACGTCCGCCAGGCCGAACTGCAGAACATCGTGAGCCTCGCCGAGGCGAAACTCCACCTGAACATTTCCAACGACGGCCAGGACACGGAAATCCGCGGGTTCATCGAAGCAGTCACGTCGATCTGCGCGTTCTACTGCGGGACCCTGTTCCCGCAGGAGTACACCGAAACCCACCAGGTTTGCAGTGACACGGTCGTGCTCCGCCACTACCCGGTCACCGATATTTCGACGATCACCACGATCGGAACCGGGTCGACAGTGGACCCAGGTGATGCGGACATCGGCGAAGGCGGGGTTATCGGGTTCCCGCAGATGATCTGGGGCAAGCTCCGGTTCGTGTACACCGCAGGAGAAACGGTCCTGCCGGCGAACATCACCCGCGCTGCGTTGATCATCATCCAGCACATGTGGGACACCCAGAGGCCCCGCAACTCCCGGCGGCCGTCCGCGCCGGCCAGTGAAGATTTCTCGAATGTTCAAGACCAGTCCGGGCGGTTCTATACGGTTCCGCGCCGGGCCGTCGAGTTGCTGCAGGCCAGCATCCAGGATGGCATCGCATGAGCACGATCCCCGCTGCGGTTGACGCGCTCGTGGATGTCTGCAGGGCGGCACTCCCCGGCATCCGGGTGGATGACGAGTGGACCGATGAACCGTTCGAGGAAGACGCCGAAGGCCTCACGATCGGTGTATCGGTCGCGTGGGACGAGAACGGCTCGGCGATTGAGGCGGACCTGGACCGTGAACAGTCCGACGGTATGGGCACCGATCTTGAGACGTACCGGATCTACTCGAATCTGTTCGTGGCGTGGGGTAACGCTGAGACGCCGCCGCTTCGGGCACTGTGCTTCCAGAAGTACGAGGCGATCAAAGCGACGCTTCGCGCACGGCGGCCGTTCGCGCCCAATGTGATGCGCGCCAGGATGCTCGTCGTGGAGTACAACGTCGTCCCAATCGAGGGCGGTTGGGAAGGGCAGTTGCGATTCGCGGTCGAGGTGACCGCGTTCGACCGCTAGTCGAGCGGCGGCATCCCGGTGATGTCGCTGAACTCGTCCATCCGGTCGGGGCAGGCGTACTGGATGTCGAGCTGGAGCCTGTTGAGGTCGTCGCCAGCTAGCAAATACTCCCGGAACCTGTCCTCGTCGAACTTGCAGGCGCTTCGGATGGCGTCGCTGTAGGCATCCCAGTCGGTGATGTCCATGCCGTACGCCTCGATGACGTTCCGATGCGCTTCCTCGTCGTACTGGAACCGGTTGGCGTACAGGGCGATTGATGCGATTGCCGCCACCACGACGACTGCGGCTGCGATGACCACCCAGATTCGGGCTCGAGGGATGTTCATTCACCCACTGTAGCCACTGCTCACACCTGCGGGAATGGGGTGAACAGATGACCGACAGCACCTCCGAGGACGTCCTGAAGCTGGTCAATGATCTGCGGAAGATCAGCGGCGGCGTGGGCCGGAATCTCGGCAAAGAGTTCAAGAAAGCTGCTGGTCCTGTTGCGCAGCAGGCGAAGGCGAACGCTTCATGGTCGTCGCGGATCCCTGGCGCGATCACTGTCGGGGTTTCGTCGTCGCGGCGTTACCCGGGCGCGCAGATCAAGGTCTCGAAAGAGAAGGCGCCGCATGCGCGTCTCTTCGAGTGGCCTGGCCGCGGTGGTTCTTTCCGTCACCCGGTGTACGGCAACCGTGAGGTGTGGGTCTCCCAGCGGGGGAGCCCGTTCATCCGCCCTGCCGTTCGGGCCAAGGGCGGCGAGTTCATCAAGGCGTGCGATCGCGCAGTGGACGAAACCGCTCGCGCTCACGGATTCCGTTAAGGAGCAACAAGAATGGCAACTTTCACCACCCAGCAGGCGACCTCTTCGGGGGTCACGCCGACAGTGAACAACGCGACTGCCGCTGGCGACAAGGTCAGTCCAGGTTCCATCCTCCGGGTCTTCAACGGTGGGGTCGCCTCAACCACGGTGACGATGGTCAGCCCGGAGACCCGCGACGGTGACCTTGCTGTCGCGGACCGGACCATCACGGTCGCGAACGGCGCCGTCAAGTACATCTACGCCTCCGACTACTACCGCAACAAAACCGATGGCCTGGTGACCATCACCTACTCGGTGGACACCGATGTCGATGTCGAGGTGGTCAAGTCGTGAGCGACTTCGTCTTTCTCTTCCACCCTGCCCTGCCTGCCGACCAGACGATCCGGGTCGACCGGCGCCGTATGGGGCCACGCCTGGCAGCCGGGTGGGAAGAGGTCAAAACCGTGCAGCCGCTGGCTGCTGAACCGCCGGCTGAGCCGGAATCCGACGAGCCGACCGAGTCGGCACCGAAGCGGCGCAGCCGCAAGAACACTGAGGAGCAGTAATGCCTGCGACACCGCTGACCGCGTCTACCCGGTACATCGCGCCCGAGATCACCAAGGTCTACTGGGTCGACACCATCGCCTCCAAGACGTCCCCGACCCGAGTGGAGCTCGACGCCGGCACCGACGTCACCGGTGAGGTTTCCGACGCTGCCGGTTGGGAGCTCGCGGCGGACAACGTCGCCACCCCTGACGGTGGCTCGAAGTTCACCTCGCAGGTGTCGGGCCGGATCAACCCGCCTGACACGTCACTGGCTTGCTACGCGTCCGAGGACACCATCGACATCCGTGACCTGCTCGCCCGCGGCGACACCGGGTTCATCGTGATCCTCCACGGCGGCGACGTGGCCGGGCAGAAGATGACCGTCTGGCCCGTCCGGGTCCGCAGCGTCTCGGCGCCGGTGGACTTCCCCGCTTCGAACGCGTCGATGGTGAACGTCCAGTTCTCGATCACGTCCGAACCTGCCGAGAATGTCGCGATCCCGGCATGACCGCTCCGCCGTTCTCGCCGGCGACACGGTTTCTCGATGCGGGGGTGTCGCGCATCTATTGGGTGGCGTCGATCGCCGCTGCGAGCGCCCCGACCCGTTCTGAACTGGACGCGGGCGTTGATGTCACTGGCGAGATCGCGCAGATCGATGGGTTCCAGCTCGAATCCGAAGTGAATTCGACGCAGGCGTTCGCTTCTACGTTCGCGACCAGTAAGCCCGGTTCACTGCGCACTAGCGGACAGCCGGGCATGGTCACGTACGCGGACGAGGGCGGGTACGACGTTCGCCGCTTGTGGACCCGTATGGACACCGGGTTCGTGGTCTTGCTCCACGGCGGTGATATCGCCGGGAACTTGATGGATGTGTGGCCTGTGACGGTCGCTGTCGTTTCGAAACCGTTCTCGACCGTGGATGCCGCGTTTGTGTTGGTGCAGTTCACGATCCATGCCGAGCCTGTGACTGACGTGGAGGTGCCGTGAGCGACCCGTATAAGCGTGTCCAAAGCAGGAAGCTGCCGTCGCTGCCGTTCCGTGTGCTTGTTGTCGACGGTGACGAGCTCGAGGCAGCGCAGCGGAAACTGTTGGAGGCGTCCGAGCGGAAACGCCGCGCCGACCGGAATCTGGTCCCAGATAAGCCTGAGCGGGTCAAGGAAGCGACGTCCGCGAAACGGGCACTCACGATCGCAGAGAAGGCGTTCGAAGCGTGCTGGGAGTCGATCCAGATCACCGCGGTCGAACCGCCCGTGTTCGAACAGCTCAAGGCCGAGCATCCCCCGACGCCGGAGCAGCTGAAGGAAGACCCGGATGCCGGGTACGACAAGGAGACGTTCCAGCCCGCGCTCCTCGCCGCTTGCGCCGAAGGCGACAAGACCGTCGATGAGTGGCGGGACATGCTCGAGCGCCAGTTCTCCACCGGCGAAAAGCAGGAGCTGTTCACGACTGCGCTCGCGGTGAACGCGGGTACGCGGGTGGTGGAGTCTGTGGTGCTCCCAAAAGACTCGAACGGGATCCTGGGTTTGCTCTCGAGATGGAAGTAGCGGTCGAGTACCGCATTCCGCATTCGGAGTTCCTGTCGTGGTCGCAAGACGACCGGGACAAAGCCATCAACTACCACCTCTGGAAACGCGCTGCCTGCTCGACGTGCGGGACGCGGCAAGAGGAATGGGATCCCGAACGCGGCGGCGACCGGCACGCCTATTCGGCGGTGCTGGGGCATTGCCGCGGCTGCCAGGAGATTGAGTCGAAACGGGAACAGATGAAATCCGGCCCGCAGATCCGCGGCACCTACATCGCCTTGCACCACAACTAGTGAGGGGGCGACGGTGGCTACTAATCGCGACCTGATCTACCGGATGACCGCCGACCCTGAGGGTTTCAAGAAGGGCATGAGGGCGGCTGGGAAAGACTCTCGGCTGTTCTACAAGGAACTCAAGGCGCTCGAGGAGCAGCAGCAGGCCGTTGACGATGTCACGACCGCT